GCGCAAATACAATTACATCTGACTTAACACCGATACCAGCATCAACAAAACCTTTAACAATCTGGGGGTCTGGAAGAGTAGCAGAACCATTTGAAATAATATTATTAACAAAATCAAAATCAGCTGGAAATTTAGAACCACCTTTTAAAAACTGGATTCTACGGAAAAAAGCTAAATCTGTATCACTTGAACCCTTACCAGATGGGAATGTTGTTGCATGTCCATCAGCAGTTAGAGTGTTAATATTGCTCACTGGCATAAAGGTCATAAAGGCAGACAATACATTACGGAGAGCAAGAGAATATTGTAATTGAGCATTAGTAGAATTAATAGAAGTATAAATAGATGTAATACTATTGAATTCATAAACACCCTGTGATTCATCACCGCTAATACTTCCTTCTGGAATATCACTAACTTCACAGCATAATTTAAGGTTACTTAATTCATAATGAGCCTCAGTAAGTCCAGAAGCATTTCCACTAATAGCATATAGCACGTTCGAATCCGGCATTAATGAAAATTCATAATTTACCCCCCCAAATGCGTCTTGATTTAAATTTACCATATTTCCACCCATCTGGAATCCACAGGGAATATGCATACTGAATGAATTAGTTTGAGCAACGGCACCACTGGGGCTTTCCATAACTGATTTTCTGAATGTTTCTGCGTTGGGCATAATAAGACAGCTTTCTCCAAGATGTCCGACTTGATCCTGAATAGAACTAGTTAATCCCATGTAAGTATTAAGGTATTTTGACCAATGTCTTATATTTTCACAAATCATTTTTGATTTTACTGCACGAACAGTAAGAGATTCAAAACAATTAAATATACCCAATCTGTTATTCATTGTAACACCATCTCCATCACTGAGAGCAGTGGGAGTAGCAAGATTATCCTTGTAAGCGTTAAAATTACCAACAATTCTAACAGAGCGTGGATCTAACAATCCATTCTGAGCTGATATGGTAAAACTTAATACTGGGAAGCCATTTTTGAAACTTATTTTTCCATTAGCTGGAATATTATCTGGTCTTATCTCAATGTATCTTGAAGTCATATTTTATAATATAACAAATATAATAAAAATAAAAATAAAAATAAACAAAAAATTATTAAAAAGAGCATTTAGACAATAACATCAACAGAACCATCTCTAATCATAAATCTACGAAGATGGAATACAAAAGAATTAAATAATTTACCTTTTGTGGGTTCAGTTGCTTCTTGGTATTTTAGAATAACAGCTAAATCTTTACCTCTTAAATCCATTGCTCCCTTTTGACCACCAGCACTGAATCCCCTTCCAAAAATAAAATTTTCAAGGAAGCCAGTAAAGCAACGAGGTTCGATTGAAGCATTATCTAACATTTTCTCAATTTCGTAAATATGAAAAGCGTCTATACTATTACGAGTAGCAATTTTTTTTACTGATATTTCTCTAGATGGTACTCTCTTTCCGTCAATCTGATACTGGACACTGGACAGATAATCAATGATCCCAGTGTAAGCAGAACGATTATTAACCAGACACGTGTCTTGATTATCTTTAGTACTGGTAGTTGAGACATTTTCATCAGAGCCTTTAATAACATATCCATTAGTTCCAGAAATTAATTCAGCAGTATTGTATACAGTTGAATCTTGAGGAACAACCAATAGAGATTTAGCACGAGAGTTATTAGCAAAAATCTGAAATGATGTTTGTCTATCAGTTCTTTGAATAGAATGTTTGTAATTTGTAAATGTGCTAATATCAAATTCAATTGCTTTTCCTTCTCTAACTTTTCTTACCATTCCAGCTTCATATGCTGGATCTAAATGAACTTGAGATACAACTAAATTTACATTACTAATAACATAACTAACATCGTATGAACTTTTACCTTCACAAGCAGTTGAATACATTACAGAACCCTCAGAAGCAACAGCTAAACCAGTATTATTTCTATTATCAACTAATTTAATCTCAATTAAACCACCAGAAGCATTCGCACCATTAGATAAATTAATCTCTGATATTTTAAGTTCTCCAGCAAAAACACTAGCAGAACCATTATTATCATGTTTACAGAAATTAAAGGTTTCTCCAACAACAAAAGGAAATTTCGCAACACTATCAGCTCCACCAAGATTATTTTTAGTAGATACATAAAAGGTGGAGAGAGTAGAACCATTTGGAATTCCATCTGGAGCATCAGAACCATTCTGAGAATGGAAGAATGGAGCATAATCAGTTCTGCGGTTTCTGAGTACAGAATCAAGCTGTTTTACTATCTCAGCAGCCGGGGATGTATCGATTTCTAAATACAATCCGGAAGTCATCATTACTGGAAAAATTGTATCAGATTGAGCAAAAATTCCAGAATGAAGGGGCAGACACATTTTAACAGTAAGAAAATCATCATTACTGAAGGTGGTCGTTTGATTGCCTTCGGTTTTCTTAAAGAATGGATTAGTCATGGTATTACCCATATCAGTATAAGTAGTTCCTTGAGTTCCACGATTATCTGGCTGATAAACAGAACATCCTTCTCTTAATGCTCTGAGATTTTGTAAATTCTTATCACTATCATATTCATACTTAACACTAACATATGAAGAATAATCACTCAGCTCCTCAAGTAACGTTCCCCTTGAACCATCGTAGATCCTCAGATTTTTGATGATTGTAGAAGTACACTTATCTAATTGTAATCTAGTGGGAATAGTTCCACCGAGACTTGGAAGAGATAATTTAAAATCAAACTCTAAATATGTATTTCTTCCATCCATAAATTTCGTTGAGGGATCAACAAAAATTTGTATCTTTTGACCTGGTGAATAAGACAATCCATTTTCAGAAGGTATTGAGATTTTAGTTTCTCCAACTCTTACAGAATCATCAGCTTTCCAATATGTAGACATTTTTTATACTATTTAATATAAAAAAATTTAAATAAAAAAAAATCAAAAAAGTTATTATTGAACTCTTCCAGTTGTTAAAGTTTCTGGTGCTGGAGCTTCCACTTGTGATTCGGTTTCACTTTGTTGTATCGCATCTTCTTTATCTGCGTCTGTTGTATCAGTAGCTTCTCCAACTTCATCTAATGCTCCAGAAGCTAAATCTAAAATACCACCAATTAATTTTGCTGGTGGGTATACAGTTCCAACAACATCTCCAATAGAACCACCAATTTGTAATAAATTACCAGCTTTCTCCCATCCATTATTACCAGTAAGATGTGGTCCACCTTTAAAATCATTATATAAATCCATTCCACCAACAGCGGCTGAAGCAAGAACACCAGCACCACCAGCTATTTTTCCGAGTTTAGAAGCACATTCTTCTGTTAATGTACCTTTTAATCCATCAGCTAATTTTGAATCAGATGTAGCGTTTTGTTCTAAAGCAGTTGCTCCAGTTCCAGTACCTTCTGCTAATGCGGTTGTTGGAGGAGTGTCTGGAACTGATTCTGGCGTTTGTGCTGATGTTTCTATTTTACCAAATAATTTGTCTTTAACACTTAATGATTGAGTTGTTGGATTTGTTGCTGTTTTTGCATTAGACCATTCATTATAAGCTTTTATTTTATCCGGCATACCAGCACCAGTCCATAAATTCTGTGCAGTATCTTTAGCAGTTTTAATAGTCTGTGTTGTTTGTATTTGGTCTTTTGCTTGTGTTACTTGATTAGCAATATCATCATTATGTTCTTTTATTCTTTGATTTAAATCTCTCACTTGACTCATACGAGCATTTCCCATACTCACAGCACCAGAAGATGTTCCATAAATATTGTTCATTTTATAATAAATAATATATTAAAAAAATATACAAAAAAAAATTAATTATTCTATTTCATCTTCAAATTCTTCATCTACTTCTTTTGTCTCTGTTTTTGTATTTGTTAAAGGATGTATCATTTCTTCAAAGTTATAGAAAACCTGCGCTGGATTTTCTGAACCTTTTATATACATAAACTGATATGGTTTCTTGTGGCAGTATTCGTACAATCTCATAAAGGTTTTATCTCCATCTTCTCCAAGTAATCCACTGAATTGTTCCATGAGTTTCAGTTTTTCTTTATGATTATTTTGTCTTGCTATAATAATATCTCGTGCTTGAGCACGAATCAATGGTGGTATATGATTTATACTTTGTACTGATATAATACTCATATCTATGTAGTGTCTCATCTTCGTCATAAAATATGCTAACTTATTATTTCTTTTACAAAAATCAGCATTTAAACAGTCATCTAGTATCAAGCAATATGTGGGTCTATCTGCTTTACTAAATTTACCTTGTGATTCAATAATATCATCTATAAATTTATCCTGATAATTATCATCACATTGAAAAAATTTATTCATCAGTTTTCCCTTATCGTCCATATGTAATGTTGTACTCATCACTCTCACAATATCAAATCGGTCTTTATAAAATTGATCCGACATTAAAAAATTTATTATTAAATTAGATTTTGAAGATTTAATTGCCCCAACTAAAATACAACAAGAAGGAAGAGATGGAAGATTGGGATGTATACCTTTGAATTTTTCATCACCATCTAAATCCTTGACTTTCAGTAGTTTTGGTATTTTATTTGTTTTACATTTACAAACTGCTTTACCTTTTGGGCATTTATTTTTTTTCGGCATTGAATATATAGTATATATTATAAAAATAAATCTACATTAATATTTAATAAATTATTATCACTATGAATTCCAAAAGATTTTTTATATTGATATAATTGTTTTCTTTTTTCTAATATTTTTTCTTTATTATCTTGATAATTTTGCTTTTTATATTGTTTATAATATTCCTTTTTATCTGAAATATGTTTTTTATTATATTGTTTTATTTTTTCTTTATTATCTTTATGATATTTTTGTTTAGTTTGTTTTACTTTTTCTTTATTATTTTCAGTCCATATTTTCTTTTTTTCTTTTCTTTTTTCTTTATCTAATATTGCGTTTCTATCATTTACACAATCTATTTTTTCAATATAATATTGTTCTCTTGCTCTTTTATTTTCTTCTTTTATATCGTTTTCTAAAATTGAAATTTTACAACAACTGAAATCTAATTTACTACTACTACAATAATATCCAAGTCTTTTATCACTTCCGTGATCTGATAATCTTTTTTTTAAAGTTTGTTTTGTACAACCCACATATTTTAAT